GTGTCAAATTAAAAGGTCAATCATTTGTTGTACGTCAACCAGTGACCACGGAACTATGGACCATGCATTTAAATGGCACACAAAGTTTAGGTATTATACCAATTAACGAAAACAACCAATGCATATGGGGATGTGTAGACATAGATTCTTACGCAGGGTTTGATCACAAAAAATTAATAGATAAAATAAAACAATTTAATCTGCCTTTGGCTGTGTGTAGGTCAAAAAGTGGAGGGGCACATGTTTTTCTCTTTTCTGAACTACCCGTAGCTGCAGAAAGAATGAGAGATAAGTTAACAGAGATAAAAACATTACTAGGCTACGGTGGATCAGAAGTTTTTCCAAAACAAATACAACTAAAATCATCAGATGACACAGGTAATTTTTTAAATTTACCATACTTTAATGGTGATGACACAACACGTTATGCATTTAAAGATGATGGTAGTGCTGCAACATTAAAAGAATTTTACACAATATACAGCGAAATAAAACAAGTAGACATTACAAAAATAAAAATAGAAAGACCTGTAACAGAATATTCAGATGCACCACCATGCATAGAACTTATGGCTATGAATAAAATACCAGAAGGTGGTCGTAACAATTCTATGTTTCATTTTGGTGTATATGCTAAAATGAAATGGCCAGCAGAATGGAAGAGTAAGATGACATTGTTTAATGCAACAGCATCGACTGTGCCACTTAGTGAATCTGAAGTAGAAATAATTAAACGTCAACACGATAAAAAAGAATGGGGTTACAAATGTAATGACACACCGATGTGTAATTTGTGTGATAAAAAATTATGTAGAGAAAGAAAATATGGTATTGGTGAAGAGATAGTATTTCCTGCACTAACTGATTTACAAAAAATTAAATTAGAAAAACCTTATTATTATTTAAATGTAGATGGTCAGCGACTACATCTGGAGAATGTAAAATATTTAAAACAACAAAGTTTATTTCAAGAAGCAGTAATGGAACAGTTAGATTTTATGGTTCCGACAATAAAACCAAAAGATTGGATGAATGTTATAAATCCATTAATGAAGAACCACGAACCAATAGATCCACCAGAAGGTGTAGCAACTCAAGATCAATTACAAAATCATTTAGAAACTTTTTGTTTAGATAGGCACATAGGTGCTGATATAAAAGATTTAAAACGTGGGGGTGTATTAACTAAAGATGGACACCATCATTTTATATTTGATAGATTTTATAATGATTTTTTAATTAGAAGACGTTGGGACGTACCTTATTCTAGAACAGCGCAGATGCTAAAAGAAACATGCAACTGTGATGACAAACGTATTGGTAAAGAAAGAATTTCTGTATTTGTAGTTGAACAATTTGATAAAAAAATAGATGACTACAATCAAAAAGAATTAAAACCAAAAGATCCATATTAATGAGAACAATAGTATTAGGACCACCAGGCACAGGTAAAACTACAACTTTGTTAAATAAAGTTGATGACTATTTAAAACAAACAGATCCTGATAAAGTTGGGTATTTTGCATTTACACAAAAAGCTGCGTACGAAGCAAGAGATAGAGCAATTAAAAAATTTAATTTAACAGAAGATGATTTACCATACTTTAGAACGTTACACTCACTTGCATTTAGAAAGTTAGGATTAAAAAAAGATCAAGTAATGCAACAAAGACATTATAAAGATCTTGGAAGTAAACTAGGTTTTCCAGTAGGGTATGCAGTCTATCAAGAAGACCATGATGGTACCGGATGTAATTTTAGTTCTGATAGTGAATATTTAAGAATTATACAATTAGCACAACTTAGAAACATTACAATTGAACAACAGTATGCTTTAAAAGAACATACTCAGGATCTTTCTTTTAGTAAATTAAGAATTATATCTAATGAATTAAAAAGATATAAAAAAGAATATAGTTTAATAGATTTTAATGACATGATTTTAGATTTTACAAAATCAGATAAGTCACCAAAATTTGATGTAGTATTTATTGACGAAGCACAAGATTTATCTTTGATGCAGTGGGATATGGCAAGATCTATTTGGAATAAAACAACAGATTCTTTTATTGCAGGTGATGATGATCAAGCAATATACAAATGGGCCGGTGCAGATGTAGATTCTTTTATAGCTTTAGAAGGACAATATTTACCACTAACACAATCTTACAGAATACCTGCTAAAGTACACGGGTTAGCTATGGGTATAATTAACAAAATTAGAAATAGAATAGATAAAACTTGGAAACCAAAAATTAATGAAGGAACTTTACAAAGACACTACAATGCAGATACAATTAATATGTCAAGTGGAGAGTGGTTAGTTTTAGCTAGAACTAAATATTTATTAAAAGATCTAGAAGAATCTTTATATCAACGTGGACTTTACTATTCATCAAAATACAGAAGAGGTACAGAAAAAGATTTACATGAAGCAGCGACTGCATGGGAAAGTGGATTAAAAGGACAACCAATATCTTATAAACAAGTAGAAAGCATATCTAAATACATGAGTGACAAACATTGGCACAAGAAAAAAATAAAAGGTATGGCGAAAGAATCTTTTTATACAATAGAACAACTTGTTAGTGATTATGGTTTGCAAATTAAAACAACTTGGTATGAAGCATTTGACGATGCCGGACAAATGAAAGTAGATTATTTAAGAAAGATGAGAAAGAATGGTGAAAAGTTAAATGAAAAACCACGAATAGAATTATCTACCATACATGGTGCTAAAGGTGGTGAATCACAAAACGTTGTGTTATTAACTGATCTAACACAAAATACTATGAAAGGTTATGAAAGAGATCCAGATGATGAAAATAGATTGTTTTATGTTGGTGCAACAAGAACAAAAGAAAACTTACATATAATTGAACCTAAAAAATATGAGAAAGGCTACCTACTATGAAACCATACGACAAACAAATCGGAGGATCACACTATCAAAAATATAAAATTCAACCAAGCAAGTTTGTAATAGAGAACGAATTGCTTTACCCTGAAGGTTGTGCTATAAAATATATAATTAGACATCGCGACAAGGGAAAGAAGCAAGACATATTAAAAGCAATACACTTTTTAGAAATGATTATTGAAAGGGATTACGATGCAGACACCTCTATTTAAACCTCAAACAGAATGGTTACCACCAGAAAATTTTCCAGACTTATCTAAGTATGATGAAATTGCAATTGACTTAGAAACTAAAGACCCAGATCTAATGAAGATGGGATCAGGATCTGTAGTTGGTAAAGGTGATGTAACTGGTATAGCTGTAGCTGTAATTGGTTGGTCTGGATACTATCCTATTGCTCACGAAGGTGGTGGTAATATGGATCGTAAAAAAGTTTTAAAATGGTTTCAAGGTGTATTAGATACACCAGCAGATAAAATATTTCACAACGCCATGTATGACGTGTGTTGGATACAAGCGCTCGGTTTAAGTGTCAGCGGTAAAATTGTGGACACGATGATTGCTTCGGCCCTCGTTGATGAAAATCAAATGCGCTATGACTTAAACAATTGTTCTAAAAGATACACTGGCAAAACAAAAAATGAAAGTGATTTATATCAAGCTGCAAAAGATTGGGGGGTTGACGCCAAGGCAGAAATGTATAAACTACCTGCCATTTATGTAGGTGCATACGCAGAAAAAGATGCAGAGATAACTTTAGAGTTGTGGCAAGAACTTAAAAAAGAAATACTTCACCAAGACATACAATCTATTTTTGATTTGGAGACTGAATTGTTTCCTTGTTTGGTTGCGATGAAATTTCGTGGGGTTCGAGTGGACGTTCAAAAAGCTCATACAATGAAGCAAGAGTTAGCATCACAAGAAGCCAAGTTAATCCAAGCAGTAAAAAAAGAAACAGGAATAGAAACTCAAATATGGGCTGCAAGATCGATTGCACAAGTTTTTGATAAACTGAAATTAGATTACGATAGAACTGAGAAATCACAAGCACCATCCTTTACTAAAAACTTTTTGCAAAATCATCCGCATCCATTGGTAAATAAAATTGCTCAAGCTAGAGAGATTAATAAGGCTCATACTACGTTTATTGATACCATACTCAAACATTCACACAAGGGTAGAATACATGCAGACATAAATCAATTGCGTTCAGATAATGGCGGAACTGTGACCGGTAGATTTTCATACTCAAACCCAAATTTACAGCAAATACCAGCTAGAAACAAAGACCTTGGACCACGGATCAGGGCTTTATTTGTGCCCGAGGAAGGCCATACATGGGGTTGTTTTGACTATTCTCAACAAGAGCCTAGGCTGGTAGTGCATTATGCAGCTTTACAAAATTTATATGGTGTTGGTGATGTTTTAGATGCATACAATGAAGGTGACGCAGACTTTCACACGATCGTTGCTGATATGGCAGAGATACCTAGATCACAGGCCAAGACTATAAACCTTGGATTGTTTTATGGTATGGGTAAAAATAAGTTACAAGCAGAACTTGGTATCAGTAAAGATAAATCGGATAGTCTATTTAGACAGTATCACAACAAAGTTCCGTTTGTAAAACAATTGATGGACAATGTTATGCAACGTGCACAGAATTCTGGTAAGGTTAGAACTTTACTTGGTCGTTTGTGTAGGTTCCATTTGTGGGAACCAAATCAATTCGGTATTCACAAAGCATTACCACACGATGCAGCGCTCTTGGAACACGGACCAGGGATTAAACGTGCATTTA